TTAATAGCAGCATCAAATTCTTCTTGTGTAGTGATTGGTTTAAATTCTGACATTCTCATGTCTCCTTTCTCCTGCTTCCCCGGCAGTTCGGTAATTTTTGGGCATCAAAAAAGCAGTCACCTGACCGCTTATTTTAATAACTGATTTTTTGCTTTTTCTTAGGCTTAGTCGTAGCACAAGCCCAGTGCGCAAGCAAAGCACTATCCATCAAAGAAATATCCATGTCGTCAAAGTGCGATCGATAACCAAAGCCACCATTTGAACCAATATTCCGCTTATCGCAGTTAGTAGCTACTTTTGATAGCGATGGCTGGCCAGCGTGACAGATGGTTTTCTGGTAGATTCCCTGTTCCCAAAGAGCGTTGGCCACGATGATTTCTTTCACCGTCGGAAGAATCACATTCTTGATTCTGTAGTCCTTCAACTCTTCGTCCAGGATCTTTTGACCACTTGCGCCATCAATGACAATCTGAGCCACATCAGCTTGACGCAAGAAAGCAACCATCCACTCATTCCCATTACGAACGGATTGACAATCGACTGTTTCCACAAAGAAACGGCCATCCTTGGTACGTGCAGCAATGCTCAAAGCCACGTTCGTTCCATCTTGGCCATACTTGATACCAACAGACAGCTTGCCAGACAATTCTGGTATGTCATCCACCTTGAGCTCATTCCACTCCGTTTCAGAAATAGCAGATTTCTGGTTGTAAGTTGGCCAAAATCCCAAACGTTGGATATTATGGTCTAGCTTATCCTCACCAAGCTCTGCCTCAATCTTCCGCTCATTTAAGTGGTATCCCATGGATGGATTAGAATTATACCAAGCTTCCACATCGTCGATTTCCTTTTCATCGGAAACCGACCACTCAGCCCAGCCAGAATACTTTCCTTTTCCAAAAAGACAAGTCTCACGATATTTAGTAAAGACGGTTCCGCTTGATACAGGTGTCGGAGGTGTTCCACACATGATTGTGATAGGATTCTCACTATCCGTAACTGTGTATTTCAAAGCAGATTCTTGCTCAGTTGTGTACTCCTGAGCCTCGTCAATGATCAGCATATCAAAACCTTCACCAAGACCACCATTTGATGTTCTGGTACGGAATTGGACAACACCACCTGTTGAATAAAGTTCAATACGCTCCTGCCCCTTCGCTCGAATCGAATTGAAATCCTCACCATCCACATACCCCATTTTCTCAAGGTATCGTTTGACCTTTTCAAAAGAGGAGTGAGATGTAGAAATCCGATGAGCCGTATGTAGGATATTCAATCCCTTATGCAAGCCCCAAATTTCACCAATATATAGGATTTCAGATTTACCGTTACGACGAGGAATAGAGTAACCAAATTTCTGATGCACCCAAAGACCGTTCTTGTCAACAGCCATCAAAGGTAGCAAAAGATTCTTCTGCCAAGCATAGCAAGAAAGACCAGTCCGTTCGTAAAGTTCAATCGCTTCTTTAGCTTTTGAATTTTTCTTGACGTATTTTAAAATCACCGATTGAGTAGGATTCTGATTGCCAAGTCTCTGTTTCCTCGCCATTCTATTTTCCTTTCAATCGTCATCGCATGATAACCCTATCGCTGGGAGATATCGGATCACCTCCTAAACTAAAACATAATAAAAGCACCTAACTTCAACTTCAGTTAAGTGCTTTTATTTAATCGGTTCACCCTTAGCATAAGCTTCTTTAGCCTCCGCAAGTGTCATTTTATTTGGACCGCCATCGGTATTTATAATACCTGTATTTTGCCAATGACAGACGTCACAGATATCATAGTCCATAACTTCAGTTCCACAAACAGGGCAATGAAGCCATAGATAACCATCAATCTCCCATGTCTTTTTTGAATTCTCCATCATAGTACTCCTTTCCTAAGTCTGGTTTAAACATCGTATTTATTTTATGTACTTTAGGATTTCCTAAAACATATACGTTGTTCTCAACATCATAACGAACTCGTCTATGTTCCGTCTGATAACCTAATATCTTGTCCGATGTCTGTTTTGATAACAAATCAGACGCCATTTTTTGGTATTCTTCAATGGTTATATCGCCAAATTCTTTTCCATGATCTTTGAAATGACCATTTAAAGATTTTTCAGTAGGGAACTTTGCTTTAGTCCATTTTATACGGTCTTTTAGTTCCTTGTATCCCTTAACATCATTATACTTCAAATCCTGAAATTTTGCCAGTGAAATAGGAGCGTTTTTAACTCCTAAAACATCAACTATTGTCTTATACTCCTGAATGTCTGCTTTGCGATTGTTATCACGCACATCAATATTTATTCTCTTACGATTTTCTAATTCATCTGAACTCTTATTGCTGATTTTTTTAGTCCAGACATTTTGAGTTTTTCCGTTTTTAGGATCATAGTCTAAAATACAACGACAATGCTGATGCCTTCTATAAACGTCCTTCGGAACTCTTGGATATTTATAATTCCCTTGAACTTCCTGACACCACTCACAACAATGAAAATACGATTTTCGGACAATCTCGGGTTGCAATCCAGACCGATGATGAAACTCTGCATTTTTCTGGATACTATCATCAATGATTGATTGAGTGAAGTTCACAATAGGTTCACCGAGCAACCAACTGACATCTTCAAAGTTCTCCTCAGACGAAAAGCGATTGACAATGCCAGCTATTCGATCTAGATTTAATTCAGGAACTTGAACTTTCAGACCGATTTTCGCTTTATCATTCAAATTCTTCTGAACATCGCTAGCATAACCACTTACAAGCTCGTGATTTCGTCCTAGCACGTCCGTCAGTAAACGTTGAGCGATATTGTAATACATTTTACCGTCTGGTAGTTTGTCGGCGCTTAGAGAAGCTCCTAGAGCCTTAGAGAGAATATCACCAATTTCAATCGCAAACTCATTTGCTGTTTTGTAGGTTGCTTTTTTGGCCTTCAATGTAGCAAAAGCATTTCTGACAATCTCACTCTTACCGAAATCTCTCTCAAATCTCTCCTGAACCTCTTGCAAGATACCAGGTAAAACATCATTCTCCATTTGAACCACCCTCGCTTACCACTGGTTTAGCTGACATATCTCCAGCTATACCAGTAAGATCACGAATTGTTTCCGCATTGATGTAGCCAGGTAAGGCCTGATTCAATTTCACAACACCATCACCAATCATAGTCATTGTATTCGCATCAGCTTCAAACAATGGTTCCCACTTGACTGTAGTTCTTACAAATTGACTTCTGGCATAATGAAACTCATCACGCAAGCATGCTGCAACATAGGCCACATTAAGTAGACCAGCTCCCAGTGACCTCTGAGCCTTGCGACCAGCCAGGCGCAAGTTCTCATGGCTAGCCTTGATAGCTTCAACAGATGACGGATTGTCAGACACAAAACCTAAATCATCCAAGGTCAAGCCCATCTCCCCAGCAAATCCAGCAGCGGCTGTTCTCAGTTGTTCAGTAAACGGTGACATGCTAGCTGTAGTAAACTGTCCAACGCTCGGCTTCTCACCTTTATCGCTTGAAGAAATCGTCAACAAGCTTGATACAGTAGCTTTCCATTTCTCCATAGGTTCCGCATCAGGATCAAGTCCAAGAATGTATTTCTGTGGCCATGAGTAGAACTCAGCAGTGATATCAGCCCGTTCCAAAGTTCGCTTAGCGTATTTCTGATAATACATTCCTGCCCTGGTAATACGAGACCGACCAAAAGGACGAACCGCATCAGGACGATGAATGACCGGAACTAGCAGAGGAATACCCGTTTCATTCGTAACCGAGTAAGGCTCCCCATCTTTCGGAATAAAATGAGTAGCATTAGGTTCAAAGTATGCTTCAAGCGTTGGACGATTGTAATCATCATGAGCCAGAACTGCATAACCTTCCACAAGCAATCCAGTTATAGGATCAATAACACCCGTCGCATTACTTGATTCAATGACTTGCAACCTCACCTCATCATCTTCACCCTTCGAAATGTAGACGAAACTACACGAACCAATCAGCGCAGCTAAAATAGCACTATCAAAGAAGATATCTGGATTGTTCCGATTAAAGATTTCTGTAACATTAAAATCATCGTTAGCAAATGCCCTGAAAATCAAACGATCTGCAAGACTATCAACGCCCTTTGCAGCCCAACCAAGGACAGCTTGATACTTTGCCCTGATGTGTGCAGGAATTGTGATTCCTGTAGGTGCTTCATAATGCTGCATCGCATAATGCTTGTATCTCAGATTGACTCTGCTCTGATAGAGATCCAACTTCCTCCTAAGATACTCAATCCCTCTTAATTCCAAACCGTTCTCCTTTCATTGTGATGATT